ATGGTAACGCCCTCGCCCGTGCGCGAGCAAAGTTTTGTGCACTGGAAAAGAACGTGTTCAAAAAGGTCGGTCCCGGAAAGTGTTCCGATCTCGACGACGATAACGCACTCAAGAAGGGGTACTGTTCGAGAGGCGATCGCATCAAAACCGACCCGTCGTGTACCGAAGACAACCTCGGAACGACCTTGCGCAAACAACTCATCGACTCGTACTGCGATGGGGATGGGAAAGTCGATGGGTGGTGTGGATGCATTCACGCGAAGAAGGGTAGATGCGACAAAGCCAACGCTTCCGATTACGCCGGATGTGATACCGTGAACCAGGCGCACAACGATTTGCTCGACGACATACCCGACAGTTCTCTCTCGGGAGGCGTGAGACAGCAGTTGAAGGAACGCAAACACTGTCGGGCTAAAATTTGCGACGACCCGGACAGACACGTCCCAGAAGGTGCCGTGGACAACTGTGCCCTCAATCTTCAGGTCTGTGTGCAGGACGTGAAAGTGGCGGGACACCTGATTGACTCGGGTATAGAGGTCAAGTGTGAACAACAACAGGAGGTCACGACCTCTGGACAAGACGGAGAAACCACGATCGTGAACGGCGGTGATGCAGTCGGTGAAGATGGATTCTTGGTCGAGGACAAAAAAGACGTATGGAAACCATCGAATAAGCCAAGGGAAAAGGAGAAGAAAAAGAAAATGATGATAATCGCTGCCGTCGCCGCCGCGGTGTGTATATGTATGTGCTTGTTGTTATTGCTTGTTGTCGCCGCCGGTGGGGAGGAGTAAGGTGTGTCGAAATTTGTGTAAAAATCCCATGAGACCGTCACATAGGATTGAAAATGTCAAGTGTTTTCTCATTTCGCAGAACACCTTGCCTGCTCGGAGCAGAACCTTCATTACTATTACTGCGTTAAATTTCAGAGAATCATTTCCACATGTAAGTTGTGTGCTCTTGTGGTGTAGTGGTAACACTATGGACTTTGAATCCATCACCTCTGGTTCGATCCCAGACAGGAGCCCTCAGTCCTCTGTCATATAATGGTTATTATCCCCGGCTGTTAACCGGGTCATCAGTGTTCGATTCACTGCGGAGGAGTAATTCTTTTTAGATGTGTGTACCGCAACACATGTAAAAAGAATTTCTATGCGACTACTATATATAACATGGCGTCTATCGGGCGTATTGTCAGCCTCAACCTCGTCGCGATCATCGTGTTCGCGGTCTTGTACTTTTTGCTCGCGCGCATGGGTGCTGCCGATTTCACCGGTCTCTCCAAGGCGTCCACGCCGCTGGACGCTCTCTACTTCTCCAGCACGATTCAAAGTTCCGTCGGTTTCGGTGACATCAGTCCGACGAGCGGACGTGCTAAACTGCTCGTCATGCTTCAACAATTCGTGTTGATCATCGGTATCGTCGACTTGATGTCGTCGGGTGGCGTGAGCAGCGTGGTCAAGAATGTGGTCAAACCCAAGGTCAACGCCGCCACCGCCGCCGCGCCGTCTCCGACCGTGAGCAGTGCCATCTCTGGCACGTCTATTGCCTAAGTTTCTTCGCGATTTCCCTGGACAACGCCAACAAAGATTTCTCTTTGCCGTCATTCCTGACGAGTCGCACCTTCATACTCGAAGCCACGAACTCGAGCGCTTGTTTCACCTCTTGCAATGACTCATCTCGATGCGCTGTCATCTGGTTGATGGGACGTCGTTTTTGTGATCTATATTTCGTGCTCATGGCTTTGCAGATATCCGCGGTCGTTCCCGCCTTCCAAAGTTTCGAACCCTTCCTGAACTCCGCATCGTTCGCACTCTTGTATGGTTCGATACCAAAATCCTTCGCCATTTTCATCAGAGCCATTTTCGGTATGTACTCACACTTTCGCTGGGTTTCGTATCGACCTCGCACCTTGGTCAGGTCAGGGTTGGGCACCTCGACCCCCTGATTGTTCATGATGTACGCGGGTGTGAGCCGTGGCTTGGATCCATATTTGTTGAATCTTCGACGAATCCGTGGGTGTGAATTACTTTTCGTACCGGGCGCGACTTTCCTCGCACGCACAGACGGACTGTTGTTCATCACGAGTCTCAACTCTTCTTGAATGAGATCGTCCTGCTCCTCGTGCAGGTCTCTGATTCGTGCACCGAAACCTGCGAGACTGCCGAGTGGGGCAGCCATGGTATATTATTATGCCACATAAATTTTTCTGAATGCATAGTAATGATCGAAGCGCTCGAGGCACAGGGGTACGTCGTCGAAGAATTCCAAGACGACGACCATTTGTCTGTCAAGTGGTCCACGGACGAGTTGACGACGGCGATGGTAGACGAATTCATGCGCGCGATACCAATTCATTATTCCACAGAACTCAAAGCGTTCTTCACGCTGCTATCGGAGAACGAGGAGTGGACACACGACATGCGATTTGTTCCGATCGAACACGGTGCATTCATAATTACAAGACTTGATTCCTAAAGTAGTGATCGAGTTCGCATCGAATCACGTGTTCGCTCTGTTTGTTCTGATGGGTGTAGAACGGACCCCATATTTCTAATTTACGCCGATCCTCGTCGTACCACAGGTATGACAATTCGAGGAACCTGGTCAGCCAATACATGCGATGACCCTTCCTCCCTATGAAATCGTACATCATGTCCGGGTCATAATCGGAGACGTCCATCTCCGAGTAATGTGTATTGAGTGGCGGATTGTACGGTGCCATCAATAAAAATAATTCTCATATTTTCTTTAACTGCATGACAGTCATGCCTGTCGGTGACGCGCGCGCGAAAACACCCACTCGACGTTCGTAGTCGGGCGGTAACGCTCGCAATCTGTTCATGTTTTCGTCGAACGAATCCACAAACTCTTCGTCGACGAATTCCATGTGATCTTCCTCTCGGCACATAGGACAGTTGTGTGTCCAGTGTCTCAGACATCGTATACAGAGTTCGTGTCCACATCGAAGAGTGACGTCCCCTCTTCTTTCGTAGCATATCGGACACGAAGATACACTATGTAATTCCACAGGACGAAGCACCCCAAGGTCATTCGCATCATCCACCTGTGGAGTCTCTGCGCTCGCCTCGCTTCGCATTCCATTAATATGTCGCCTTATTTTAAATGGATGCACTCAGGGCGTGGGGGGTGTACTACTTGGACATGTACAAACCGACGTCCAAGGACGCCGTGATGTTCGACATCGACGACACACTGATTCGGTCGAGCGATGGGATGGTGATGTTACCCATCGTGGACATCCTGCTACATGCTCGGGACTCTGGGTATAAAGTGATACTTATCACGGCTAGACCTAGATTACAAGACGTCATAGAATACACGCGAGATCAGATGCACGATCTAGGAATCCCTTACGACGAGTTAGGATTCTGTAACGCCGAGGACAAGGGTAAACTCAAGGTGTCCTTGGGGTATAATTTCGTGCTGTCGGTCGGCGACCTGTGGACGGATCTCACCCATACCCGACACGGACTGAACACGCGCACGTACGAACATTTCTAACATTTCCAATTCTTCCCACACGTCATGCACGACACGAAAGTCGTCATGGGTTCGTCCGCCGACCGCGTCTGAGCCTGTTGGTAGGTGGTCTTATCGGACCCACACGCCCGACACTTGAAAAATCCCCTCTGATTTTGCTGCTCCTTCTTGAACCACTCCTTGCGAAGTTCTTTGTGTAAGTGTTCCTCGAGGGCTTTGGCGTAGTGCCCGTCCGGAACCGCTTCCCAAGGTTTGAGACTGACCACCTCGGACGACTTGATTTTTTTATTTTGAATTTTGTCCACCAGGTCTGGATTTTTCAAAAAGTTGTTTTTGACGGACAAAAATTTGCACTTGTACGCCGTTCGAAAGTACTCGTTCTCGAACGAGGCGTCGTCCTCGGCGACCTTGTCGACGGCGTGGTTGAGTATGTTCTTTTCGAGATTGACGACCGTGACATCGGTCTCGGAAAGATTCAAAATCTCCGCGAATTGTTTGACGACGTACGCGCGCGTGGCGTGCATTGTACTACTACTCATGTTAGGTGCTCACCTTTAAGCGAGGGGCAACCCTTCGAATCCCGTGCGTCCGCGCTTGCAGTCCTCGAGGTTCTCCGGAGAGCACTTGTCGAAGAAGCCGGCGACGCGATCGGCGATGTTGACACGAGTGTCGCGCACTGAGTATGCCTCGGCGCGACGGCTCCTGTACCAGAGGAAGATTACGAGGAGGGCGATGGCGATGACCCAACGGTTCATTATATTATTGGGTGGCGAGAAAAATTGCCGCCACGGGAAGATTCATGTATTGCATAGTACCGATCGTACACATAAAGCAGAGTAATGCGAGAACGACGACCATAATAGTGGACATTCCTTTCTTTTTTTCTTCGGGCATTTTTCAGTTACATACTACCTCGATTTTAATTTGGTATGTACGCATCACCGTTGAGGACCGCCGTCGTGTATTTCATGGCGACCTGAAAGTGAATGTACGCGATAGACGGGATCTCAACCTTGACGTCCAATGGATTTTCATTCATCACGCCGACGATGTCCATGTCCGCCTTTTCGCCGGACGTCGCCTTCGCCATGGCGCCCGTGAATTTTTTGAGCCACTCCACGTGTGACTTGTCCTTGCAATCGAATTTTTTGACCAGTTCTGTCATCTTCCTTTTTTTTGAATTACATGCGATCGTTTTCTATAAGTAATCTCGCACTGGGGTCGGTCTGTTCCGTCCACCTCGGTCGCCAATACTCGCGAACGAGGGTGTCGTTGATGGATCCTAAATGTGACCAAAAGATTTCCCTATAAAATCCCTCCTCCTTCGTCCTCGGTTCGTTCTTTTTGCACATCATTCGAATGTTGTCCATCATCGTGTCCGAGATGGTGTCTCCGAGGTCTCGGAGTCGTCGCACCCACGCCTCACCGACCGCGTCCGAGAACGCGTCTTTGCGCCTGTAGAGAATGATGTCCGGAAGGAATCCGTGAAAGGCGCGACGAAGGACGTCCTTCTCGAGCGTCGTCACCTTGAGTTTTTGGGGCATGGTCATGCACGCCTCGATGAATTCTTTGTCGAGGAATGGGACGACCAAGTCCAACCCCCATCGCCCGGCGCATCGATCGGCGCGTAAGCCATCGAACTGATGAATCAATCTCAACCGTCGCATGTTTTCCATCGCGAAATCGGTCACGTTCGGTGCGTATTTGAAATAGTAATACCCACCGAGAATTTCATCACTCCCCTCTCCACTGAATATGTACCTCACGTCCGTCTTTTCGCTTATGTACTTGCACAACAGATAGTTGGGTACGCTCGCTCGCACGGTGGTCGTGTCCCAACTCTCGATCGTTCGGATCACGTCGGGTATGACCGCCAAGCCTTCCTCTACCGTGAAATGAATCTCGGTGTGATTGCTACCGATGAAATCGGCGACGACCCTGGCGGATTCCAGATCGGGACTCCCCTCCAACCCGATGGAGAACGTGCGTATGGGTCGACTCGACAAGCGCTGGGCGACGGCACACACCAGGCTGCTGTCCAGTCCCCCGGATAATAAGAACCCCTTCGGTCGATCGCTCATGTTTAGACGAATGGAGATCGCGTCTTCAAACGTCTTCTTCAAGTCGATCATCTTTGACGAGCGTAAGGCTCGCTCGGAAGAATTGATTCGCCAGTGGGCGGTGTAATAGCAGACGAAATCGTCTATGGTTGAATCGTAAAAATGTCCCGGTGGGAACACGGATATAGGCGTCGCGAGGAATAGAAGCGCCTTCGCCTCGGACGCGAACGCGATTCCCTGTTCGTGACGGGTGTAAAATAAAGGGCGCACGCCCACGGGATCTCTCGCCGCGATGACGTGGGAACCGTCGGTGTAGACGAAGGCGAAATCGCCTCGAATCATGTCCAGGGCATTCTTCACCCCCAACAGACGGATGACGTGCATGACGGGTTCGCAATCGCTCGTGCCCACCTCTTCGCCTACCTGGAGATCTTTATAGTTGTAAATCTCTCCGTTACACGCGAACGCTATCTGGTCCCTGTACTCGAACGGTTGCATACCCGACGAACTCAAGTCATTTATGGCGAGTCGGTAGTAATCAATCTGACACTTACCCAACGTCAACGACTTGAAATCGTCCGGACCTCTGTGCGTCAATAAATCTTTGGGGACATTTGTTTTTTTCTCCCCGAAGACACAGACGATCCCGCACATGTGCAAGAGACTATCATTTTATTTTTAATCGCATCTCCAAGTGTTGTCGCAGGAGTTCCGTGTCCTCCGTGCCGTCGATGTGTTGCCCGCGCACGGACACGGACTCCAGAAGACTCTGCGGCGAGTACATGAACGTATGCACGTAGAAGAAGGACATACCCGACTTGAGTGCGATGGAGTCGAGGTCGGACTGGTACAACTCGACGATGTTGCAGTGACTGCGAATGCGTTCCTCGGACAAGACCTTTTTCCTCGGGTTGCGCTTGATGAAAATGCTCTTCTTCGTCAAGTCGAGGACGGGGAATTCCCCATGTTTTGAGCGGAACCGCGCGATGTACGTCGCGTATTTCTCCGCGACCTCCTTGTCCTTGAACGTCAGCATGCGCGCTTTATCATCGGGGTCGGTCATCGTCACGAATCCCTTCGTCATCCTGAACTGAATCGCATGAAAAACGTGCATACCTTTCGCTACTTTTATTATGTGATTTTCTTTTAATGGCGCATTTCCCCCAGACCGCCGGTCAATGCAAGTATCTTCTCACCCTCCAGTCGTCCAAACCCATCGTGATAGGGGTCGGACCGGCTGGGTGTGGGAAAACCATGCTCGCGTGTCGCGAGGCGCTCTCGTTCGTCGGTGGCACAGACCGAGCACGCATCGTCATCACGCGACCCATCGTGCCCGCGGACGACAGAGACTTGGGACACCTTCCGGGCGACCTGGATAAAAAAATGCTTCCGTTCACGATGCCCATGTACGACGTGTTCGACAGCACGTACTCGCGTCAAACGATCGATCGATTTTTGTCGGTCGAACCTTTGGGATTCATGAGAGGACGAACGTTCACCAACACCTGGCTCATCGCCGACGAGATGCAAAACGCGACAAGGGAACAGATGAAGATGCTGTTGACACGCGTCGGGTATGGGACGAAGTTAATCATCACGGGTGACCCGAACCAGAGCGATCTCGGCGAGGACAACGGGTTGAGCGACCTCCTCGACCGCGTCGAAGGGTTGGACTTGTCGCACATCGACGTCGTGCGCATGGAGAACGAAGACATCATTCGACACCCGAGTGTTCAGGAGGTGATTAAAATTTATGAGGTATAGTAATGATCATCGCGCTCTTGCTTCTGGCGTGTTTCGTCGTCGTCGTGTCGACCCCATTGGGGTACATGCCCGGCACGGATCTATACTACATTCGAAAACACAGAGCCGACAAGTACGTGAAAAAAGTGAAATATCTCGCCAATGAAATTAACAAAGGTCGCATCGTCACCGACGTCGGGTTTGAAAATTTCAGAGAGTTGTTCCAGAACGTTGAAAAGGTCATCGATACCGATACCGAAACGGTCGCGTGGAAGGTGAAGGACCTCGGACGCAAAGTCACCGTGTCGAAGGTGCTGTTCGATTACTGCGAGCGCGTGCGCGACGACCGCGATCTCATCATCCGTCACTACTCGGTCAAGTGAAACGAATCTTGAATTTCTTTTGCATGAATTTGATCGCCTTCCCCAGACCCGGCTGACTCCACAGGAGCCATCGAGACCAGAATCCTGGCGTCTTGATGCCTCGTGTACCCCAATGCTGTCTCGTGCTCTTGTCTACGTTTAACATCTGCTCGTGTACCCGCGCTGCGGACGTCTCGTCCTCCATCTCCTTGTTGATGATCCCGCCGTGTCTACGAATGTAGTTGCGCATGCGAAAAGGGTTTTTGTGTCGCGTGTAATCGTCGTATCCTCGGGCACCGAAATCGACCTTCGATCCGTCCCAAAGTGTGATTCGCCATTTTTTCTTGTAAATGGGGCTCGGGTCCAGGCGCACCTCCCTGGGCGAACCCATATGTAATATAGTGATATATAATATGCTACGATATGCAGCCCTCAACCGTGAATTGTGTTCCGTGATCGCTCGGTGTCGCGACGCGGGCGAACGCGTCATCGTGGATTACGCGCGCGAAGACGTGTCTCTTTGGGACGTGTCCAAGGTTCGTCGGGTCACGGAGATAATGGTCGACGCGTTACCGCCCGAATACATGTGTGCTCTGAAAATGACGAGTTTCGGGAGTCGTCAATCCGTGGACATCGCCGAGAAACACGTCGACGGTATCATCACCCAAGCAAAGGCGCGAGGCGTTCGAGTGTGCATCGACGCCGAAGACGTGTTGTATCAGGATGTGTGTTACGACTTGATGCGACGACACAATACCCGAGAGAACGCCGTCGTGTATGCGACGTATCAGATGTATAGGCGAGACGCGTTTGACGAACTACTAGCGGACATGGAATCGTCGTCGTCCGACGGATTCAAGTTGGGTGCCAAACTCGTCCGAGGGGCGTACTTGCGAACGCAGTCGGGTGTGTTCGACGTCAAGGCTGACACCGACCACTCGTACAACAAGGGTATGACATGCGCCCTGTCGGCACCGCACGTGCACTCGATCTTGGCGACGCATAACAAACCGTCCCTTCGCATCGCTCGTAAATTTCCAAAGGAACGATACGTGACCGCACACCTGATGGGATTCGGTGGGAATCCAACCTATCGGTACGTCCCGTTTGGAAATCTAGTGGAGTTGACGCCGTATTTATGGCGCCGATTTAAAGAGCGCATGTCGTGGGATTGACTTACTTACTTTTTGCACGTCGGGCAGTAGCCAGCCGTTCTGCGTTCGTTCCAGATCAAACCACCGGCGATGATCGCGGCGGCGATGAGACCGTTACGACCGAGTCTTTCGCGTTGGAAATACGCGACCGCCAAGATGGCGATGGCGATCATCTGGATCTTGGACAGCGGTAATCGAGAGGACGGGGCGGCGGCGGGCGTTTCAATGGGAGCAGGGGACGGACCCATCATTGCGATCATGTTGTACTCTATACTGAGATTTTAATAAGTGACAAATTATATGGACGACTCACTATGGGACACTTTACCTATCGAATTACAGGAGATTATATTTCGTAAGTCAGTGGACCTGTGTCGTCAGGAGTGGCTCGAACAGGGACGTGCCAAACATGAGCGTCATAAGAAGAAACAGGGTCGAGGCATGCTGTCCGTGGACATGATCCAACATTTACGTCAGCACACGGATACGATTGAAATTTTGAATTGGGGATACGAACTCGAATTGAGGGAATTGGAAATTAAGATCGACCCACCGACGGAGGAACTATCGCGAATTGAAGATCACGACTACCACGATTACTACGACACCTTCTTGGAACGATGTGTTGAGTGGATGAGCGACGAGACGAACAAGGACGAGTGGGTCGTCCCAGGACCCGATCATTTCTTGAACATGTACACGCGTCTCCTGGAGTTTAAGAATCGTCACGGACACACGACCATACTGACCCACGAAGACGGCAGTCCCGGGCTACACCTGTGGTTGGAACTCCAAAAGGATCCCGAGACGCGCCTAAGCCGGGAGCGACGACATGCCCTCCAGTCGGTGGGTATTCGATTACCCAGGGCTCGACGATGAAAAAAAATCTGATCTTACAGTACAACACAACCATGGTCAACAAGACCGCCAACAAGCCCGAAGCGAAAGAGATCAACGAGGTCGTCCGCAAGGCTGTCGCCCGCGAAAAGGCGCGTGCCCGCTACGCCAAGGCGCGTGCCGAAGAGTCCAAGGCGAACAAGAACGCCCGACTCGCGAAGGCGAGAGCCGCGTACGCCAAGAAGCGTGCCGGTCAGCCGAACCTCCGCAGAAAGTCCAACGCGAACAAGGCTGCCACGAAGGCTGCCCGACTCGCGAAGGCGAAAGCCGCGCGCGCCGCCGCCCGCGCCGGTCAACCGAACCGTCGCAGAAAGACGAACGAAGAAAAGGCTGCCACGAAGGCTGCCCGACTCGCGAAGGCGAAAGCCGCTCGCGCCGCCGCTCGCGCCGTCGAGGAGGCGAACAACGAATTGCAAGCGTCCAAGATGTTCCAAAAGATCCTTAGAAAGACGGCTAAGGCGCGAACGAACGGCGCGGCTATCTAC